CCGCCGCCTTCAGGCCTCGGCCCGCCTCGTGACCATGCGCTTGGAAGGCGGCGGGGGAGATGGGACGAGTCAGGGCAAGATCGGGCGCATCCATAAACTCGTCGTGCGCTTCCTGGATACCGCGCTCGGCAAGTGTGGACTCTTCGGCGGCAAGCTCGACGACGTGGCGACCCGTTCGCCCTCAACCCCGATGGGGGATCCCGAACCCTTCATCACCCATGACGTGGTGGTGGATTTCCCGGGCGATTACGAAATCGACAACCGCATCGAGATTCGCCAGGACGCCCCGGTTCCCATGACGGTCGCGGCGATCATGCCGCGCATGAAGAAGTACGACCCATGAGACTGTTGGACTTCAGTCCCATCGATCTCATTACCTTTCGGGATCCGCTGGCCTCCGTGTCGTATGGAATCGCCTTGTCCGAACGCGGCCCCGCATACACGTTGGTCGATGAGAACAACATCGTGTTATGCGGCGGGATCGCCCGTGATCCACAGGGCCAGGGTTGGCTGTGGACATTCATCAAGCCCACCACCCGTTTTCTAACCGTACACGGGTATGTGAAGCGGTTCCTCGAGGTGCACCCCGAGCCCCTGACCGCCACCGCAGCTCAGAACGGACAGGGCTGTCGCTGGTTGCAGACACTGGGCTTTACGCGTGCTGAGTCCCTGGCCGGCTTCTATCCCGGTTGCCCGGATCAATTCGTCTATCGGAGAGGCTGATGCAGGCGCTTCCTTGGCTCATCTCGGCAGGCGGGGCGGTCTCCCAAGGGATGGATGCGAACTCCGCAGCCAACGCCAATGCGGCAGCCTTAGGGCAGCAAGCGCACGTCGTTCAGTCCCAGGCCTATGCGGATGAGCAGACCCAACGCCGTCAGTCCCGTCAGGTCTTGGGAGAACAAGCCGCGGCCATCGCCCAAGCCGGGGGAGGGGCCGGTGGAACCTCGGCCAAGGTTGTCGAGCAGTCGGGCATCAACGCAGAGCTCGACGCACTCAACATCCGCTACGGCGGCACCATGAAAGCCTCCGGCCTTATGGCCCAGGCAGCGGCTGAAAAGGCGCAGGGCCGCTCAGCATTGGTGCAGAGCGGGTTTCTCGCGGGCGCGAATCTCTTGAAGGGCTACGCGGCCCGGAAGGTCGCCTAATGCCGAGCTTGTTGCCCGAGTATCAACAGCGCACGAATGTCTCCGGCTCCGGACTCGGTCCGGGCGCGGTGACTCCTTCCTCCAGCGGTTTGGGCGAAGGGCTGCAGGATCTGGCGGGCGCTACACAAGCCGTCGTCAAAGCGATCGATGTCGTCAAGGAGCGCGATGCCGCAACCTGGAGCGTACAGGCGCTGTCCAACACGCAATCCTCGTGGATGCAGCAGTTGGAGGACCGCAAACTCAAGGCCGATCCCGGGGCGCCGAATTTCACGCCGACTCTGCTGAAGGACTTCGACGCGCAGGCGAATCAGGTGGCGCAGGGCGCTCCGACCCGCCAGTCCAAGCAATTCATGACCGAGCGTCTGTTGGCACTGCGGGAAGAGCTGCAGCGCAACGCGATGAGCTTTGAGGCGGCCTCTCGGGTACAGAACAATGTCAATGTCGCCAGTAAGTCGATCGAGTCCGCCAGTACCGAACTCCAGAACAATCCGCACCTGTTCATCCAGAGACTGGCCGAACGCAATGCGCTGTTCGATGCGATGTCACTCACCGCTGAGCAACGCCAGCAGCTGAAGGACAAAGCCGAGAAGGAGATGGCCTACAACTCGGTGGTAGGCATGATCCAGATGCATCCGGCCAACATGCTCGCCACGCTGAAATCAGGAGACTCGACCGATCCGGCCATTCGTGCGCTCACTCCGGAACAACGGGTAAGTGCAGAGAATCACGCGCGTCAGGCCATCAACGCGCAGTACATCGATCAGGAACACCAGTTGACCTTGGCCAAACAGGCCGAGGAATTGCGCCAGAAACAGACGCAGAACACGTTCCTGCAGCGCATGAACGATGGCAAATTGGATGCGCAGACCGTACTCAATTCCAACCTCGCACCCTTCGGCTCGGGCTCCAAGGATCAGTTCCTGAATATGCTCAAGGCGCGGGACAAGGCGCCCAAGACAGATTCAGCCACATTCAACGAGCTGTTCGCGCGCATCAACCTTCCCGATGGGGCTACCGGCAAGGTCACGGATGCGAACCAACTCAATTCGTATCTGATCGATGGCCGGCTGGATATTCAGGACTTGGACAAGTTGCGTGCGGAAGTCGAGCACAAGGGGACGGCGGACGGCGAGGCGGAAGCCAAACTCAAGAGCGGGCTCATTGAAGTGGCCAAGTCAACTCTGACACACAGCAATCCGCTTATCGGTCTGCAAGACCCGATCGGGGATGAGAATCTGCAGCGCTTCACCTCGTGGTTCCTGGGCGAATATCAAAAACAGCGGGGCGCGGGCAAGAGCGCGGCAGAGCTACTCGACCCCGACAGCCCCGAGTATTTGGGTAAACGGATCCGCAGTTATGTCCGCGGACCTCAGGACATCATGCAGGACGTGCTGAAATCCGCCACGCAAGCTCCGGGGCAAGCCATCCCGCGCAAGGAAGGGGAATCGGCTGAAGAGTATCTGAAGCGGACGGGTAAGCTGTGAGCGGCCAAGATCAACTTCAGGCGCTCAAGGACGCGGGGTTCAGTTCCTCTGAACTCGCTTCCTATCAGGCCGACCGTTCGGCCGCACTGTTGAACGGCGGATTCTCGCAACAGGAAGTTGCCTCGTACTGGGGTGACAAGCCTTTCAACTCCGCTCCCGTGAAGGACTACTTCAAGAAGAATCTGGGCACCGTCAAGGGTGAGCCGGGCAAACAATTGGGGTTCGGTGACTATCTCGATGCGGGCTGGCAGATGTCCGTCACGGGGCTCATCAAGCACGGGAAACTGCCCGATACCCTGGCACCTGAAGATGCGCCGATGTGGGGACGGATTGCTGCAGGCGTGAGTCAGATGGCAGGTGATTTGCCAGCCATGCTGGGTGGTGCGTTCTTGGGTCAGCAGGGCGGGGCCGCATTGGGTGCAGTGGCCGGCACGGCCATTTCCGGTCCTGCCGGAACTGAAGCGGGCGGGGCTGCGGGTGCGACGTTGGGAGCAGGCTACGGTGCCTTTGCGCTGCCCGCCTATCTGCGTCGGGTGATGGTGGACGCCTACCGCAAGGGCTCTCTGAAGGACGCTCAGGACTTCTGGGAGCGTACCTCGAGTGCCTTCCTCGAGGCCCACAACTCCGGTGTCGTCGGCGGAATCACCGCCGGGACAGGGGCTCTGGTGGGGGCTGCCGCAACCCCGGTTATGAGTCCGATCGCCGCTCAAACCGCCAAACTAACCAGCGAGATCACGAGCATGGTCACGGCGGGCAAGGCCATGCAGGGACAGTTGCCCAGTGCCAGTGACTTTGCCGAGGCCGCGATACTCGTCGGTGGTCTGCATTTGGCGACAGGTGGGGCAGGCCAACTCAAGCGCCTGACCGGCAAGGTGGGCGATACCTACGCGGATACCGGGATCCGACCACAAGAGGTGGTCGCGGATGCGCAGACTGATCCGACTGTCCGTCAGGACATCGCCAGCGACAACATCGATATCCCCAAGAAATACGCGGGGCAGATCGACCCGACTGTTAAGCCGGAAGCGCCCAAGCCGGTCGATGTGCCCAAGGATATGCGCTCGCAGTCGATGGCCGTGGAGGGTTCGGTTGCGAACGATGTGGCGATCAAGTCGGATGGGATGATCCGTCTATATCGCGGTGAGGGGAGTGACCAAGTTCCCACAGGAGATTGGTGGACGACCGATAAAGCCAAAGCAGAGAAATACGCTCAAGGCGGCAAGTTGATGTCCATGGATGTGACGCCGCAGGAGCTGGGAATGCAGTTCGCGCAGGGGCACGGCGGCCCCGATGAGTTTGTCTTCGGGGGTACGAGCCGAGCGCTCCTCTCCAGGGCGGTTGAAGCGGGTAAGGAGGTTCCACGAGTATCATTGGGTTCCACAGAAACAACGAGAGCTAAAAATGCGGATATGCAAATGCGGGCAGCCAACACGAACGCCTGGGCAAAAGAACTGCCAGGAATGCCACCGGACCTATATGCGGGATTGGCGAAAAACTCACCCGCTGAATTCACGCCAGCGGAAAAAGGACAGTTGCAGGAGTATGGCGCACGTGTACTTGGTCAAAGGGAAACTCCAGAAGCAGCCATGCGAGCGGTGTGGGGAGATAAACTCGCAAATGCATCACCCAAATTACAACAAGCCCTTAAGAGTGAAGTGGTTGTGCCGTCCGTGCCATCTGAGCCTGCACAAGGAGCAGGAGGCAAGGCGACGGGAGAGCAAACTGCTCAAGATCGTGTCCTCGCACGTATCTCGATGGAAGACCAGCCCAACGGTTCCAAGCCGACCTTAAATAAACTCTACACCGCGCTTGTCGATGATCTTCACCCCATCAAACAGCTGACACGGCTGCTGAATGGCGAGAAGCCGCTGGAGGTTCAGGACGATCCGTATCAGCTCGCGCGGCTCACACGAGGTGCAACCGGTAAGGCGGATCACTTCCTCGAGTACAGCCCGTTCGAATTCGACAGCTTCAAGAACGTGGGCAAACCGCTGTCCAAGATACTGGACCCGATCAAGGACGATCTAGATGGCCTTAGGGCCTATGCCGTGTCCAAACGGGCATTGGAGCTCGAAGCCCGCGGGATCAAGACGGGAGTGCCGCTGGAGGCCGCACAGGAGACGGTAAAGGCGGGCGGTCGGTTCGAGCAGTCCTTTCAAGACCTGAAGGACTACCAAACCCACACCCTGGAGTACTTACGCGATTCAGGGATTTTATCGCAGGACGCGTTCGAGAAAATGCAGGAGGCGAATCAGGATTACGTTCCCTTCTACCGCCTCATGGACGAGGGTGGAGGGCCTAAAGGCGTGGGCAAGGGTTTGTCGGTTCGGGCGCCCATCAAGAAGATCGAGGGCTCAACCCGGATGATCGTCGATCCCTTGGAATCGATCATTCGCAACACCTACACCTACGTTCAGCTGGCCGAGCGCAACCGCGCGCTCTCGACGCTTGCGGATATGGCGGATGCCGCCGGTGACAAAGCGGCTGATCTCATGGTGCGGGTCGCTTCGGCCTCTCGGAAGGACGCAGGCGTCAACGCCTTCATGAAGGAGAACGGCGTGGAAGCGGACGCGGAAACGCTATCCGTCTTCCGCCCGCGCGCACCCGGACTTCGAAACGACGAGATCGCACTCTATCGCGATGGCGAGCGCCAGGTCTTTCAGGTCTCACCCGAGGTGGCTACGGCTGTTCGGGCGTTGGATCAGCAGTCCGTGGGCCTTGCGGTCAAGCTCATGCGCGCACCCGCCCGGTGGCTTCGGGCCGGCACCACGCTTTCCCCTGAATTCACCGCGCGCAACTTCATCCGCGACCAGCTGACGGCCTTCAACCTCGGGGAAAAAGGCATCATTCCCGTGTTTGATGCGCTGCGGGGGTTGGGCTCTCTGTTTCGCAAGGACGAGGACTACCAGAACTTTCTGAAGTCCGGCGGTGCTAACTCAGCCCTCGTGGCCCTGGATCGCGATTACATCGAGCAGAACATCTTCAAGCTCGAGCGCGACACCGGGCTGATGTCCAAGACCTGGAACGTCATCAAGAGCCCGCTCGAGGTGCTGCGCATCACGTCTGAGATCGTCGAGAACGCCACCCGTTTAGGCGAATACAAGCGCATGACTTCGGGCGAATCCGAGGCGGAAGACATCATGCAAGGCGGCATGGCGGCCCGGGAAATCACCCTGGACTTCCAGCGGGTGGGCGCTCAGACCCGCGCGCTCAACATGATCGTCGCCTTTTGGAATGCGCACGTGCAGGGCCTGGACAAAACGGTCCGCGCCTTCATCGATCGACCGGTGGAGACGGCATTCAAGTTGGGGGTGTCGGTGACATTGCCGTCCGTACTGCTCTGGTACGCGAACAAAGATGATCCGCGCTGGGCCGAGATTCCACGCTGGCAGAAAGACCTCTTCTGGATCGTGATGACGAAGGATCACATCTATCGGATACCCAAGCCCATGGAATTGGGGATTGCCTTTGGATCCCTGCCAGAACGCGCGCTGGAGGCTTATCAGGGCACGAATCCGAAAGCCTTCCAAGATCTGGGTAGCTCGATGCTACAGGCGCTGACGCCGTCCTACATCCCCACGTTCATGATCCCGATAGTGGAGCAGTTCGCCAATCGTTCCACGTTCACCGGTAACCCGATCGTCCCTGCGAGCATGGAGGGGATTCTGCCCGAGTATCAGTACACCGACTACACCACCGAGTCGGGAAAGCTGCTGGGTAAGTTCGCCGCGACCATGCCGGGCTTTCGGGACACGTCCATGTCATCGCCCGCCGTGATTGAGAACTACGTGCGTGCGTGGTCTGGGCAGTTGGGACAGTACGCGCTGAAGTTGGCCGATCAGGCGCTGATCAGCACAGGGACGATTCCCGATCCGGTCAAACCAGCCGCCTCGCTTGCTGACATCCCGGTCATCAAAGCGTTTGTCGTGCGCTACCCTTCAGCCTCGGCTCAGTCGATCACGGATTTCTACGATGCCTATGACAAGACCAACACACGTCTGAACACCATCAAGTATCTGGCCAAATCCGGGGAGATCCAATCGGCCCTGGATCTGATGAAGGTGGCGCAGAGCGAGAACGACCTGTTTCGGTTGCAGGGCATCAAAGAGGCGCTTTCAACCCAAACCAAGTACCTGCGGCTGGTGGCGAAAAATCCGCAAATCACCCCGGATGAGAAGCGTCAGTTAATTGACGGGGTGTATCTCATGATGATCAACGCGGCCAAACAGGGCAACCAGATCATGGACTCGATGAATGCCCAGCTGAAACAACGCGGCGTGTCCATGGAAATGCCACCACCCACAACCTTGAATCCGTCGTCCGGCACCGTGAGGCTCACGCAATGACCATTTCCGCATTGGCCAACGAGATCGTTTACGACGGGGACGGGGTGACCGTCTCATTCGGCGTGCCGTTTGAGTTCGATACCGCGGCGGATCTGAAAGTCTTCGTGACCGATACAGTCACCGGTGCTGTTCAGCCACTGTCGTCGGGATTCAGTATTGTCGGCACGCAAGTGGTGTTCGTCACCGCCCCTGTCGCAACCGCAAAAATCACGATTCTGGATGATCCGGATCTCACCCAGCCCACTGATTACACGAATCTGGACGCCTTCCCGGCAGAGAGTCACGAGCGTGCGTTGGACCGGGTAACCCGGTTGGTCAAACGCCTGCACCAGAAGTGGACGCGTACGCTGAAGTTTCCCGATGGGGATATCATTATCGATGGAACGGTGAGTTCTACAGTCAATCGTCGTGGGAAATATCTCTTCTTCAACTTGGTCACGGGGGCTTTGGAATACGCCACCGCGATTATCGGACAGACGCTCTCGCAATCGACCATCAGTCAGTTTCTGAATCCCCAGACCGCGGATGAAATCCTGGCAGGTGTCACCCCGACGAATATGGCTTATCTGCCGAACGATGCGCGTCGCTATGGCGCGACATTCGACGGCGCTACCAACGACACGACCGCCCTCAATACTACGATCAACATCGCCAAACAGACCTTACACGGCGCGGTTGGAAACGTCGTGAATATGCCATTGGGAACGGCCGTTATCGCCTCGACGCTCACATTGCCAAATGATGTGAGATTCCAGGGAACGAATAAGAACGGCTCTATCCTGCAGGCTATCAGCACGTGGAATACGGGTGCATACCCGTTCATGCTGAATCCCAACAACGGCGCTTCCAGCATGTTCGATTCTCTGCTGCAGGACATGACTGTCGATTGTGCCAACATCGTAGGATTGGGCGGGATCAAATCGGATGCCTGGCAGAATAACAGCGGACCCCGTCGTTGCCTGATCTGGCGCTTTACGACCTACGGGATTCTCTATGCCAACGCGGGCTATGCGATCTCAGGCGGCGCGGACATCCTGCCGCATGAAGATATCGAAGTTTACGGCTCAGATACCAACACCCCCACCGCTGGAATCAAGGTCGAGCAAATCTCTTCGGTCGGCAATTGCGTGCTGCACATCAATCGTGCCGTGATCGCCGGAGGGGTAGGACATTACCTGCCGCGCGGCATCGATATCGTCTACGACTCAAGCGTCTTGAACAAGGTTCATT